GGCTGCTACTAATTTTAAACCTATTGTTAAAGACATTAAAAAAACTGATGGTGAAGACGCAGCTAGACAACTTATAGGTGGAAGTATATTTGCTGATCGTGCTTACCAAAGAACTAAAACAAAAATTTTAGGTAATAATTATGAAAGTTCTTTATTTAATAGCTATTCGACAACACAAGTTAATGGTAAATTTCTTAATTCTTTTTCTCTTCAATCACCACAATTTCAGACATGGTTAGAAGGTGAGAGATCAAAAGTTGTTGATCAATTAAGTGATATAAATCCTACTTATTTAAATAAATACTTTTTACCAAAATTATCAGATGCTACTGCAAAAATAACAAGTCATCACATTAACCAGCACCAAGAATATAATTTTGAAAAAATAAAACAAACAGCAGTACCTCTTGTTGAACAAATAATAGTTTTAAGAAATAACCCTTTTGTTGTAACTCCAGATAGCGTTCCTTTACTAATACAAGATTTTGAAGAGGAAATAAACAATTTAGGTATTTCTGGAAAAGATCGGTCATCTATAAATGATTTACTAATAAATGTTATTAATAGTGAAGCTCAAGCTGTGGGGCAAAATGGTGATGGAGATAGTGAAGGTGCTGAACAAATCTTAGAAATAGCAGAATTATTTCCTTATGGACCTAACGGTTCTAGTAACCTTTCAAAACACCCTGATTTTCAAAGCAAAGCAAATACTCTTAAAAGACAAATTGCTGATTATGAATACAAAACAGAAAAAAGAAATGAGATTAGAACTAAAAGAGAAAAAGAAGAAGATAAAGTAAATAGCATTAGTTTGTATTTTGAAGCTTTAAAAAATAATGATCCTAATGCTGAACAAATTATTACTAATTTAATTGGCAGACAACCAGAATTTGCAACAAAGATAAGAAGTAATGTCAGTGCTTTAGAAGGTCCACAAATACGAACAGAATTTTTAAAACTACAACTTCAAATACGCAATGGAGACTTTGGTACAGAAGCACTAGCTGGTGAAGCTGTTTTAGATTTTCTTCAATCAACTTCTAAATCAACTGAAGCTATTAATCTTGCTCAAGATTTAATGAAACAAGCAACACAAGTACAAAATGGTTTATTTACAAGTGTTAATAGATATATTTCTGAATACGACACCTTATCAAAACGTGTCTTAAGAAAAGATGGTGTATCAAATGTATTGGGTCAGTTGTTTGGTGATGCAAGCACTAAGCAAGTAAATAATAGAAATGAATTTGCTGATAATTTAAGACAGTTTGTATTAAAGAATCCGCAAGCAAGTGAAAGAGAAATCTTTGAAGAATTTAAACGTTTAAGAGATTTAGGACTAGAACAATTAACAATAGAAAAAGAGGTCAAAGTTGATAAAATACCACCACTTAAAATACCTGGTGTGCCAGATGTTTCTCCTCTTGATGATGTAGAATCAGGGGCAGCGAGCGAAGTGACACAAGCAGATATAGACAGAGAAAAAGCGTTAGATGCAGAAGAAGCCAATGCGTATATTGTGCAAGCAGGTGATACTTTAACCTCTATTGCTGAAAGCGTTGGAACAACAATTAACGATATTATGGAAGTTAACAATATAACTAATGAAGATTTAATTAATATTGGACAACAATTAAATATGCCACAAGAAAATATTGAAGAGCCACAAATTAATTTTAGTAATGATACTAGAGTTCAATCTATTGTTAAAGCAGCTAAAGAACTTGGTATAAGTCCAATTCCTCTAGCAGCAGTTATTGCACAAGAATCTTCATTTAGACCCTCCGTAGTAAGTACGGACAAGGCTACAGGTAAAAAATATACAGGTCTTATTCAATTCGGTCCTTATGAAATAGCAAAGTACAAAATAAAAGCTAATATGACTTTTGAAGAACAAATGGTTGCAGTTGCAAGTTTCTTAAAAGATAGAGGTGTTAGACCAGGACATGGTGCTAAAGAAATATATGCAGCTATATTTACAGGTAATGTGTCTAACCTTGATAAAGGTGGTGCTGATTGGGCAGATTCTAATGGTACTACCGTAAACAAAGCATTACCTAATCTTTCAAAAGGAGGATCTAAGTATAAAATGGCTATAGATTTCCTACAACAAACAGGCACATATTTACCTGAACCTAATTAACTATGACTGATTCAAATCCATTAGCTCGTTTTCGTAGAGACAGACAAGAAGCTGGTGAAGAATTTCGTGAAAAGTTAAAGAAAGGTGGTGAAGAGATAAAACAAACTAAAACATCAAAAGTTATTAGAGGTGCTATATCTGGTCCTATAAAAGCAATAAATGAAACAATAGAATTTGTAGATGATATTAAAGATTATGTAAAAGGTAATCCTTACGATAATAATGATTTTTTCCCTTTACAAAATACTTTTTTAGAGACAGAAGATGATCAAGACGATCCTTTTTATAAAATACCGCAAGCTGTAACACAGTTTTTACTGCCAATGGGTCTTATAAGCAAAGGCTTAAGTAAAGCAGGTATGGCTAATGTCTGGGCTAGAAATGCTTTGTCAGGTTTTGTAGCTGATACTGTTGTTCAAGATCCATTAGAAGAAAACCTTTTTAATATGTTGGATAACCATCCCAGATTAGAAAGTCCTATTACTGAAATATTAAAAACAGATGAAGATGCAAGTGTTGCAGAAAACAGACTTAGACAAGCAGGTGGTGGGTTCTTGGCAGGTGAAGTGGTTACAGCTTTAGGTCTAGGTATTAAAGGTCTTAAGAAATCACCAGAGCTAGTTGATCGTATTGTAAAAAGATTAGATGAAAGAAAAAAAATAAAGGTAAATGATTTTACGACTGATAATCTTGGTGATGAGATATTAGATCTTGATTCGGTTGAACAGTTTAAACAACAACTTAAAAATGATAGAGATACCTTACCACCAAGAAATATTGATGGAGAAGAAATTGATCCAGAGGGTTTTTATGGTATAGAAACAGATGAACAGTTTGATGATGTTTTTAAAGTAGTAGAAAGACCACCAGTAAAACCTTACAAAACTAACCTTGAAGCTAAACGTGGGTTAAGCAGAGGTGCTAATAATTTAAAGAACAGACTTAGGTTAGAAGTTAATACAAAAGGTGCTGATCCTAATGAAGTTGAAGCAATAGAAACATTTATCGACACTATTGGCGAAAGAATGTTTGATAAAGAAGCATTGTCAATTACTACAAAACTTACTAAAGGAGGAGAGTACAACTTTGCTAATAACCTTATAAGAATTAGAAAACAAATTGTAGAAGGTGTGGAACAAGGTGCAGGTGGCAGCTTTAATCATGTTATGATCCATGAACTATGGCATGGTCTTTCAAGATATTTACCAAAAGAAGATTTAGCAAGATATACGAAAGAATTTAAATCTGCTCAAAATAAATATTTAAAACAATTTGAAAAAGAAAAAACTGCATTTGTTAGAAACAATACTCCAGAATCTTTAAGCCAAAAAATTGGTCCTAGTCCTATTTCTTTTAAACTTCCAAAAATAACAGAAGCAAATTATCTTAAAAAAGCTAGAGACTACTTTGATAAGACCAAATTTAAAAACGAAAACTATAGATTTACCAATATTGATGAGTTCTTTGCTGAGAATATGGCTGATGAATTTATGGATATGTACAGAGGTGAAGCTCGTATAGCAGGTAGTCCTTTAGATTTTGCACCTCAAGGAACTTTTAAACGAATTGTTCAAGAGACTAAGCTGTTTGTAGAAGATTTATTTGTAAGTCTTAGAGCTAGGTTAGGCGGTAGTCAAACAAGAAAAATCTTTAATGATTTTGTTAAAAGAAAAAATGTTAAAAAGTACAGAAATATACCTTTAGATTTAGACAATAAATCAGGTGTTGCTGGAATGGCAAAGAAAAAGCCAGATTTTAATAATCAAGATCCAAAAATACAAACTACATTTAATCCTAAATTTACTGGCACTTCTGAAGAAGTTCGTACTAATCTTTTAAATTTAGCTGAAGAATTAAAAAAGAAAGATGCCAATAATACATGGCCTTACAGAAGAACCTTTGCTGATATGGCTGCTGCTGCAAATGCAAAACTACCAGCAGAGATTATAGAAGAAGCACGTTTCTTTAATCAAACATACGGAAGAGGTGGAGAGAGAGACTTACCTGCGTTATTAATATCAATGAATCAGTTGATGAATAAAAACGCTAATGATCTAGCAGATTTAGCTGCACAATTAGATATGGCAACAACTGTAAATAATACAGAAGCTATAAAAGAACTAGGTGATCAATTAGTAAGAGAAGCAGAAGTCTTAAATTCACTTGTTTACATCAACAAACCTTTAAAATCTGTACCAGCACAAACATTAGCTGCTAACAAGGTTGCAGGTGGAGCAGGTAAAACAGCAGCAACTGCTGATGATCTAGTCTCTAAATCACCAATAGCAGGTGTACCTGGCAATATAGAAGATGCAGCAAAAGGAACAGCCAAAGCTGCTGAAGACATGGATCAGACTTTAAAAGAAGTTGTTGATCTTGCAAAAGAAGGAAATAAAGAAGCTACTAGAAAGCTAAAAAATATTACTAAAAAATTACAAGCTGCTAAAGGCAATCCAGAAGCCTTGAGAGAAATGGCTAGAGGTGGATATTTAAGAAAAGCATTAGAAGTCAATAATGAATTATTTATTAATGCTATCCTTTCAGGTCCACAAACACACGCTGTAAACGTTGTCTCTACTGCCTTAAATACATTAGTCAGACCTTTTGATCAATCCGTTGGAAGTCTTATGAAAGGTGATATGACAGGATTTATGAGAGGTGGTAAAGAATTATTTTATATAGCACAGTCTAGTGGAGATGCTTTAAAAGCAATGGTAAAAGCATTTCAAGTAGAAGACAATATTATTAATCCAAGCTCTATGATTGATGACAGAGCAGAAGCAGCAAAACGTTTTAGAATTAGAATGGATGGTCCAGGTTGGATTCCTTCATTAGTTAATTTTGCTGGTACTGCTGTAAGATTACCTTCCAGATTTTTATTATCAGAAGATGAATTTTTTAAACAAATAAACTTCAGGGCTTATGTAAAAGCAACAGCTTGGGAAAATGGAGTAAAAGCTGGTCGTACTGGTAAAGGTTTAAAGAATTATGTAGAAGAACAGTTTGAAAAAACTATTGAGATTGTTAATAAAAACAGCATGGCAAATGTAGAAGATGAAAACATAATAGATTTATACGAAAAAGCACAGCAATATGCTGCTGAAGTTACTTTTACTAATGATTTACCACAAGGAACTTTTGGAGGTGATTTTCAAACATTTATAAACAAGCATCCATCTGCAAGAATATTTTTTCCATTCGTAAGAACACCAATCAATATATTTAAAACATTAGGAAGAAGAACAGCTTTAACAGCACCATTTATGGATGAATACAGACAGGCTCTCAAAAGCACTGATCCATCTGTTGCAGCCAAAGCAAGAGGTGAATTAGCAACTGGCAGTATGCTATGGGTTACAGCAGGTGCTGCTGCTTTAGGTATTAGTGATGATTTTTCTGAAATTGCTATAACAGGTGGTGGTCCAAGAGACTTTGATTTACTTAATCAAAAACGACAAACAGGATGGCAACCATATAGTTTTAGATTGTTAAAAAAAGATGAGACTGGTGAACCAATTATTGGTGCTGATGGTAGACCAGAATATAAATATATAAATTACCAAAGATTAGATCCTTGGTCTTCTTTTTTGGCTATGTCTGCTGATATAACACAAATAGCTGGACAACTTGATTATCAAGATAGGCAAGATTTAGCAGTAGTTGCTGTAACTGCTTTATCTAGAAACATTACTAACAAAACTTATTTACAAGGTATTGCTGAATTAGCAGCACTAATAAATGGAGAACCTTATGTCTTGGAAAGCTATTTACAAAAAAGATTAGCTGCAACTGTTCCATTTAGTGCTTTAGGTAGAACAATTAAAAAAGAAAATGATCCTACAATAAAAGACAAAAGACCTAAAGCAGGTGATGATGGAATGGTTTTTGTAAGAAGATTTTATAATGAACTTGCTGCTGTTGTTCCTGGCTTTGGTAATTTAAAACCAAAACAAAATTTTATTACAGGTGCATTAGTAGAATATTCACCTGGTTATGGGCCTGATAATGTAGATCTTTTAAATCCAATAAGAACATCAAATAGTGTTAATAACTTAGTAATGACAACATTAGATGATATACAAATGAAAGTAAGCAAACCTAAAGATCGTTTACTTGCAACAGATAAATTTACTGGCATTGAATTAAATTCAAATCAATATCAAAATTATGTAAATACTATTGCTTTTACAAAAATAAAAGGCAAACGCATGGTTCATGCTTTATATGAAACAATGCAAACAAAAGAAGTAAAGGCAATATTAGCAACAGCAAGAGGTGAAGATATTACAGCAATCAATCAAGACATTTCAGTTGCTGCTCAAGAAAGAGCCAGAAGAGATGCACAGGATATTTTTAGAGATATAATAAACGCATATAAAAAACAAGGTAGAATAGACTGGTTGAAAAAACCAGAGAATCGTGATTTAGTAAAGGAATATGATGCAAATGTAAATGCTATCAATCAAACCAAAAACACTTCCATTCTAGAAAACTATTTACAATCTATTTCTAATTAATCATGGCTACTAACACTGCTGCATCATTTACAAATCTTACTGGTAACGGTTCTGCTGGTCCTTTTAATATCTCCTTCTCTTACTTAGCTGAATCAGAAATTGACGTAACAGTCGGTGGTGTTCTTAAAACCATTACCACCCACTACACTTTTAATAGTCCTACCCAAATAACATTTACCTCTGGTAATGAACCAGGTAATGGTGTTGCTATTAAGTTTCAAAGAGATACTGATATATCTGCAAAAAAGGTAGATTTTCAAGATGGTTCTGTTTTAACTGAAACTGATTTAGATACTCAAAGTGATCAAATATTATTCGGTCTTCAAGAATTTGTTGATATTGTTAATCTTGACACTTTTAAGAGAGATGGTAGTCAAACATTAACAGGATCATTAGTTTTTGAAGGAAGTTCTGATGATGCTAATGAAACAACACTATCAGTAACTAACCCCACTGCTGATAGAACTATTACCTTCCCTGACATTACAGGTACAGTAATTACTTCTGCTGATAGTGGCACTGTTAATTCAACAATGATTACCAACAATACTATTGTTGATGCTGATATAAATTCTTCTGCTGATATAAATGGTAGTAAGTTATTAAATGATTCTGTTGGTCTTACAAAACTAGGTGGTGGTGCTTTACCAACAGACATAACTATAGCTAGTGCCAACATAGTAAATGGAACGATAGTAAATGAAGATATAGCTACTGGTACTTTAGATGGCAGATATTATACAGAGACTGAATTAAATGCTGGTCAGTTAGACAATAGGTATTACACAGAAACAGAACTAAATGCTGGTCAACTTGATACTAGATACTATACAGAAACAGAATTATTAAATGGTGCTTTAGATGGTAGGTATTTTACTGAGACAGAAGCAGACGCAAGATACTATAACTTATCAAGTGTAGAAGAGATACAATCAGGTGAAACTTGGACTGCTGCTGATAATAAGGTTGCAACAACAGCAGCTATAGATGCAAGAATAATAGACCTAGTAGATGATGTTGGTGGTTTTGTACCGATAGCAAATGAAACAAGTTTTCCTAATGCTAATCCTGATATAAATAATGGTGCTGGTACTCTTGTCAGTGTACCTTTAGCAAACAATATTACGTCTAATGGTAGTGGTGTTATTTCTATATCAAATGGAACGGTAGGAAACTCTACAGTTACTATTAATGGTGCTACAGCCAGTACAACTTTTACTCAAGGTTTTGGAATAATTGTTGAGACTACTACTACTCTTAATACTTATACATTCCATAGATATGTACCAAAAGCAACTGAGGTAACTACTGTTGCTGGCAGTATATCTAATGTTAATACAGTTGCAGGTGCTATCAGTAATGTAAATACC